ATATACAAAAATGTATATTTAATAAAAAATAACAAAATAAAAGGAGATTCAAAGAAATGACATTTAAGGAAATTAAACAACAAGCAGAAGAAAAACAAGTCAAAAGATATTATAAAAGCAACGTATTAAATCAAAATAAAGGACTTACAGACTTTATCAAAGAATTAGAACAACAAGCAAAAGAAAAAAACATTTATTTTGACATTGTCGGAGGCAGTCCAAAATTAGTAATACCATATACAGAAATAAAACAAGGGTTTAAAACGATTGAAACAGTAAAACACGAAGAAGACAAAGAAATTTTATTTACAGGATATATCGCATTTATTTATGATAATTTTTATTATTATATACAAATAGACGACAATCCCTTCTTTAATCATTATATAAATAAAATACCACTTTTAAAAGATAGTGAAGGCTTATTTTTTATAGGTTCTCATTATTTAGATAATATAAAAAATCTTTATAACGATATAACAACCGAAGAATTATTTAGTTATAATCAAACAGCAAGAATCAAGATAAAAGAAAATTTATTTAATATTTTTAATTCTTGCAAAATTAGTAAAAAATATGAAGATAAAAGATGGTCTAAAAATTACAAACACTATATAAACAAAGAAAAGAAAATTTATTTTAATATTTAAAGGAGAGTAAAAAGCAATGACACAAGCCAAACAACAAAACCAAAACAATAGTATTTATATAAAACATAATAATAAAAAATATTTAATAGTTTTAGAAAATTTAAAAAACACACCTTCTGGAGCTCCACGATATAAGGCAACCATTACACCCCTTGAAGAACTAGAAAAAGAATATATAAAAAAATATGATCATTTTAATTTATTTAATTATGTTTATACTTTTACAAGCTCTCACTGTGGAATATATGAAGAAGCAAAACAAATATTATTACACGCATTAAAAGAGGAGTAAAAAAGTATGACATATAGACAAATAAAAAAATATATTAAAAGTATTTTGTCATGGTGGGAATATGACGACATTTTCAAAAGAGAATATAAAAAAGAATTAATAAAACAATGTAAAAGATTTAAAAATAAAAGACAATTAAAAAAGCACTTGGAAAACGAATAAAAGGAGTAAAACAAAATGACAATACAAGATTATAAAAGCCTTATAAAATTTTATAAAGAAAAAATAAAATATTATAAGCATTTAATTAAAAAAGAAAAGAAACAAGAAAAAGAATATAAAAAACATAGTAATAAATATATAATAAAAACTTTTTAAAAGGAGTATAAAAACATGATTAAATATATACAATTAGAAGAAAATAAAACAGGAAACAACTTTTTAAAAATAGAAATAAAATATAATTTAGGAGGGTTTTCATATTTTACTTATCAAAAAGAAGAAAGGGGATATTATTTGCATATACAACCAGTTAACAAAGGCGGTAATTTTGAGAGCTTCGCCGCTTTCACAGGGTATAAAATGTTATTAATAACATGTAATAGAAAAAGCAACAGAACAGAACAACAAGCCGAAGAAGAAGTCAAAAAATATATACCTTTAATTATTGAAAGACTATGCAAAGAAAATAATTTTAAAATAAAGGAAGTATAAAACATCATGATAATTTTATATATAATATTTTTAATACTTGCAATATTTAGCGAGTTAGTAAAAAAATAAAGAGGTTTAAAAAATGGAAAAAGAAAAAATAAATCTATGGTATTGTATATTGAAGAATAAAAGCGTCGATGTGGTGGTACAAAATAGCAATTTTAACATATCAAGTTATAAAAAGCTTTTGAAATATTACCCCAAAAAATATTATAATTACATCAAGATAACAAACGAAGAATAGGAGCTGAAAAGCTCCTTTTTTTATGCTTATTTTACCCCATTTTTGCACCAAATTTTGGTGCAATTTTTTTACGTCAACGTAATTTTTTTACACCTCTTTTATAACTCCTGAAAAGTCGAAAAAGTCGAAAAGTTGTTAGAAAGTCGAAAGTCGAAAAAGTCGTTAATTTTGTAAAATATACTATACTCCTAATAAGGTTTCAAAAGTCGTTAGAAAGTCGAAAAATACCCCTTAAATAAGTCTTAAAGTTGAAAATAGAAAGTTGTCAACAATTTTGTTGACAGTTGAAAGTCGAAAAGTTGACAAAGTCGAAAAAAGCAGCTCTCAAAGTTGAAAGCTGCTTATTTTTATTGGTCTGGTTCATCAGTAGTGATTCTACGATTCTTAATTTCTTCAATATCGTAATCTTCATCTACTTGTGTATTTGGTGTTACAACATGTTCTACCTTGTCAACATAGCCAAAGTTGTTCTTTGACAAAAAGATACCAGCGACAGGATTTATCTTACCATTTTGCATGTAATTTTCCATCATATTTTCTAAAAGTTTATACGCTTTTTTTATTAGTTCCCTACAGTCGTTCGGCATAGAGTTAATAACAACATGTGTTGATGGTGCATCTGTCTTGATTTCCCACAATCTTCTTCTATCAAGACCATTTAAAGCAAGACCCATACCAGCGACAGTAGGTTTCATATCAGCGTCTGCATAAATCCTAAAATACTCATTCAATCTTTCAGCAACTTGTTCAGCATCGTGTAAGTTGATAGGTGGTAAGTTCATAACTTGCATACTAACCATAAGATACTTTCTATTATCACCTTCTTCAACAGAAAGAGCTTTATCACGAACTAATGGACTACCATATGGATTGTTACCTTTTCTTTTAACAGGTTTATTCTTGTTTTCTTCCAAAATATTACCTCCTTTTCTTCTAGTGCTTTTAGTGTAAAAAAATTCACTATTTATTTTCTATATATGAGAGATATATCTTATTTCTTTCCTATGTAAAAATAATATTTAAAATAACTACACTAACTACACTGATAAAATATTTAATTTCTTCCTATATAAAAATAATCTTGCAATTTTCAACACTAACTACACTATCTTTACATTAGAAGGGTCATTTTTTAATTTAGCTCCTATAAAACCATTGATACCATTTCTAACATGTTTAGTATAAAATCTTCTCATATTCTTATAGAAAGTCTTACTTCCAAGATAGTTGTACTCTCTTTCAGCATCATCGCACCACTTTTTATAAGCTGTATAAAGTTGAGTGTTTGATACAAATTCATTGTCTGCTTTCTCTAAACAATCAAGAGTAAAGCATAATACAGTATCATTCATACGAGCATATTCTTCTGTAGCTTCTAACACACATTGTGGTGGAGTTAGACCTTCTTTAACAAACATCTCGTAACCCTCTATTAACCAACGTAAGATAGTCGGTTTGTTTTCAGGTTTGATAAACTCTGATTTTAGGTTTTCATCTCTTTGGTTTATATCAAAGTGTTCATCAAAAGTTACTACCCATACTCTATCTGATTCAAACAAAGTGTGGTCATTTACGAGTGGGTAGAAGTTTGTAGAGAGCCACATTGTAAATTGTGGTAAGTAAGTGATAGGGTCTTTGTATAGACCACGAGTTTTAATTGGATCACGTCCTGTGTATTGTTTAATAGCGTTAGCGTTAAGTAATGCACTAGGTTTTGTTTCAGAGAGTGTAAGGTATCTCTTACCAACTAAACTAGCTAGAGCTGGTTCTGCTACGTTTCCATCTGCCTCGTAGCCATTTCTTTTTTCACATATAAAGTTTGGATTGATTGTAGCAGCGTAGCCATTTTCTTTATATAGACCTAACACATTAGCTATTGTATTAAATAAAGTTCCTTTACCACTACGAGTTTTACCAAAGGGAATAAACATACATTCTTGTGTGTTTTCACCAAGTAATGAATAACCTAGTGCTTTTTGTAAGAAGTGTGCTTTATCTTTGTTTCCACTTGTGATTTCATCAATGTATGAATACCATCTATCACATTCTTTTCTATAAGGTGATGCTTTAAAATATGGTGAATCTGTTTGGAGTGTAAAATAGTCATCTGGTTTAGCTTGTCTAAACTCTAATGTTCTCATATCATATACTCCATTAATACAATTAAGTAAGTAAGGGTTGCTATCAAAGTCAGTAATGCTTATAGGTAATGAGTTTTCTGCTGATTCTATTGCTCTATTTTGATTAGGAGTAGAAGAAGATTTGTTGATATATGCTTTATATTTTTTAAATATCTCATCATCTTCATCATCAGTAACTTCTCTAATATAAAGATTTAACATCTGTAATAAGACTTGTATTAAACCTTTAGTCTTTACTTTACCTATATCTTTTTTCCATATGCCTTCTTCATATACATACCATTTACCATCGTTTACACAATATCTTAATCTATCACCAAAACATTCAGCAAATAAGTTACCTAAACCTATGTCGTTCCATTGAAAATCGAAGTTGATATGAGGTTTAAGTTCTAATAATTTATACATTAGTTTTACATGTTCTTCATTGGTTATGGTTTGACCATTTTTAAGTGTATAACTATCCATTGTTGTTTACCTTTCTTTCCCAATAGATTTTATTATCATATACAGAGAAACATAATCCTCTAAAATCCCTATCACAATTTAATCTATCTCTTATAGTGAATATAGGTTCAATAGATACTGGAATAGGTATAGCTGAAACACCTTTGATAATACATTTGAATATTTCATTTTTTAATAGTTTATATTCTTTTTTTCTTTGATTTGAGTGTTTCTTTTCTAATTTCTCTTTATATTTAATAGCTTTTTCTTCAGCTTTTTCAACTTTAGATTTATAAGTAATATTAAAGTCTGAACTATCCATTATAAATATGAGAATACCCATACTTATGTAAACTATTCCCAAGATAATATCGACTATATTTTTATACTCGAATAAAAGTATAACCCCAAAACATATACTACAAGCTGGTATAAATCTATCAAAAAAATCTTCAATTTTAAATTTCATTATTGTTTACCTCTATTTATACGTTTAGATATTTTAGAAATCTTTTTTAATTTCTTTTCTTTATCTTTATCTCTTTTATGTTTAGTAGAACGATAAACTCTTATTTTACTTTTATGTTTCCCTATAAAAAGATTGTTTGTATAAAAGATATTGTTAAAAATACTACTCATTATCTTTTACCTCCCAATGCTTTTTTAATTATTGTTCCTTTATAATTATCTAATTGAGCAAATCTTGTTACTGTCCCATTTATTATTGGTGTTTTAGGTTCAAAACCAATTTTACAATCATTATCTCTTTCAATAATATCTATAAAGAATTTTTCTTTCACTACTTCCCAAGCTTCAAGTTCATTTTTGATTTGTTGAAGAATTGGTATTCTTTCAGTTAACATATCAATACGGCGTTGTAGCATATATAATTCTATTTCGTCATCTTCATCTGCTATTCTTAAAATTGCACGTTCTTTTAATTGGTTGTACGCCTCTAATTCTTTTTCAATCCATTCTAAACTATTCATTGTTTGCCTCTTCAATACGTTCATCAATAACTTTTTTAATTTTATCTAAACTATAATTACATAAACTTCTACAAAAATATATTCTAGGTTTACCTGTTTTTATGTCAACAGCATAGGCATCATACCCTGTTTGTCTAAATATATAATCGCCATTTTTTATATCAATGATTTCAGTAGGTTTTATAATATAGTAATCAAATTTAGCATCTGATTTATAATAAATACCATTTTCTTTTTTATGAGATTTATCATATGCTTCTAGTACAAGATGCAATGCTTCATAATATTGTTTAATTAATGGATTATCTTTATTTGCATTAACAATATTCATAGCTTTTTGTAATTCTTGTTTATTCATCTTTAGTTCCTCCTACCATGTAGCTTCAAAATACCATATTGTGTTATTAGACAATATATCGTGTTGTATTTCCAATAACGCATTATGAAAGTATAATAGATTTATTTTTTTACTCAAATCTTCATCGGTTGTGATAAAGTTAATAATTACTGTCTTTAATTCTTCGCACAATAAATACGTTAATAGATAATCCTCACCACATCTATAGTTACGTTCATTTATCATATAATCCCTAATTTCTCTATATGTGTTTCTACCATTAAACCAAAAATCTTCCCCATAAGGTGTTCCTTTTCTATGAAGTGTTATATCTAATCCCATTATTTTACCTCCTATATCTCGTTATACTATTTACTATTTGTCTAATCTCATACTCATCTAATGGTGGATTACACGCTACTTGATTTACATATATTAATTCATCATATATTGAATCACTATCATAACCTATTGTGTGTAGTTGACCAGCTAAACTTGTAAGAGATACGTTTCTTGTTCCATCTGGTATTTGTGGATAAGTAGGTCTTAACTTAAATCTATTGTTAATAGGTTTTTCCCAAATAGGTGTGTAGATACGATTAGAAAAGGTGTTGTTACTTTCTCTAGTTTCAGGAAAGTATGTTGCTACAATATAGTCTATAGCATCTTGATTTTCAATTATATGTGAGTTTGATATTACATCACCTGTCATAATAAAGAATCTTGCCTGTTTGTATATCTCAACACCTTTTAAATTGTTCTTACCCTTAAATGGTAGGTTTCCCTTAACAAGTATGTGGAAACCTCTACCACTTTTAGATTTTTCAGTATATGAGTTACACTTACTGATAATATCACACGCTAAAGGTGATATAAAACCATCTTCATCATATCCTGTATCTATATCAATCCCTACAATACCATTATCATTAAATACAAACCCTACATAGTCATATCTACCATTGTCAATAGCTGCTTTTGCTGTATCGAAATCACACCATGTATTAGGGTCAGAAGAAGAAGCTGTAAGAGTAACATCTGATTGCATTGGTATTTTAGAAAATTGACTTGCATTTACCCATTGTTTTAAGTTCTTTAGTTCTTGTGGTATGTTATTTAAGTTCATAATATAAACCTCTTTGTATTGCTAAATCTTTCTCAAAACGTTTCATTAAATCCCAAATATTCTTTTTATCAATAGAATACTTAATAGATGCTTTACTTACTTCTTCATCTAGTGTATCATAACCTGAATAGACATCTAGTAATAAGTCTTTGTGTTTGTTGTATTTTAAGATAAGAGTAGTATGACAAGCGTTCCAATTATCTCTATCAACACTACTCTTAAATACTTTCAAATCCATAGAACGAGAGTAGAATCTTATCATGTGTTTAACGTAGTCTGAATAAAATGTTCTACCCATTTTAAACTCCTATCCTAATAAACTATCTAAATCTAATCCTGTGTTTTTTGGTTCTTCTTTAGGTTTTGGTGTTTCAGTAGGAGTAGGTTGTTGAGTACCTAGTTCTAATGCTTTCTTAACAGGTGTTTTATCAAAACCATGTGCTACCCATTTATCACTTAAATTTGCAAATGTAACAGTTTTAGTAGGGTCTTTTGTACTAGGTGCTACTGTGTGTACTACTGTTGCACCAATATAATGATTTATTAAATCAGTATGATCAATATCTTCTACAGTAAAATCATCTAAAGCTGTTTTAGCAAAGAAACTAAAAGCATTATAAGCTTTCTCGTTGTTGCTACCATTTGCGTTAAGTAAGTTAAATCTTTCATTATGTGTAATACCATCTGCTGTTACCATTTTAACTTCAATTTTACCAAATTCTTCTTTATACTCTACATCATAAATTCTAAAAATATGATTCCCTTCTGGGCATAATACAAATCCACTTGTCATTCCAATTCTAGCCATAATCTATTTATCCTCCTTTATTACGCTATTTGTTAATTTATAAGTTTCAGTTGTTTTTATATAATTCTGATAAGTATCAGGATTATCTTGTTTAAATTGTTTATCATCAAATTTCTCTGATGTTGTTTTAGATACAGTAAAAGTAAGTTTAGTTCCTTTTATCTCTACTTTCTTATCACCATCTCTAAATTGACTTATCGCATGTTCTTTGATTAGGTCTTTAATTGTTTTAAGTCTTTTTTCTTTATCAGCAACTGTTTCATATACAGCATCTATTTCATTTTGTAAGTTTTCAGCTTCTTTAACTAATGCTTCAATATCAGTAGTAGGATTAAGAGAGTTAGTTCTTAATACTTTTAAAATATCAGCATCTTTCTTTTCATCAAAGTTAGGACTAATACCTGTTTCAACATGTTTGTGCCACCAATGAGATGCTTGTCTTACATATGTTTCAAATTGTGGGTATCGTTCTGATACTTTGAAATTGTCTATATATACATTTTCATTTGAGAAAGATGGTACTACTAATTCAGGGTGTTCATAATCACCATTACTTTCTTTTAGTGCTACAGCTACCATTAATACCTCATCTATACCTAGTAAATATGCGTATAACGATGCTTGTAGAGCTTGATAGTTAGGTGCTTCACCATTTTTCCATCTATCTTCTAACGTGCCACTTCGACCATCAACTTGTACTGTTTTAATTTCAACAACAGCTATAGGTTCTCCTGAATCATTTACAATTAGAGCATCCCACATTCCACCAAAGATAGGTCTATCTCTAAAGAAATCACCCCACGTTTTATTGAAATAATCTTTACCATATACATCAGTAGGTGTTTTTAATTGATTACCAAAACCCATACTATTCTTTAAGAAATCAAACACTTTAGGTTCGATTACTTCTCCAGCGTGAGTGTACTTATTACCTGTAAAAGGTTCTTCATACGTTTTAGTAATAGCACACCAAGTCTTAAATGGTGTGTTGAAAGGGTCGCAACCTAAAATAGATGCTAGTCTAGTGCCTGTAATTTTCTTTGTTTTCTTTGGTGGAGTAATCTCAATATGATTTTGTTCCCACTTCACTATTAATTACCTCCATTAATCTTTTTGTTAATTTCAATGATTAACTTTTCACAATCTGCTTTACTGATTTGTGTGAATGATTTTGTTTGTAGTACAATTTGAGTTACAATATTATCTCTTTCAGGTGTACCATCTCTAAAGCGTGATAATGTTTCTTTTAATTGCTTAATTTGTAATTCACTAGCTTGACTATCAGCACTTGTTAAAGGTTTTTCTTCAACTTTAGGAGCTGGTGCAACAGGTATATCTTCTTTTGGTTGTTCTACAACAGTAGTCTTTGCTTTTTTAGTTGTTTTAGGTTTTTCTTCTACAGGTGTAGTATCATCTTCATCAACTACTAATCCACTATCGAAACCATCAGCTTCTACAATGTCTAATGCGATAAAATAAAGGTATCTACGATAATATGTGATTGTACTACCAAATGCTTGTACATCATTTGTTCCTTTATTTGCAGAAACTCTTACAAGTGGTATTGTAGAGATAATTTGTTCATCTGGTTTATCTGTGTTGATAATAGCAATACAAGCTGTATCTTCACTAAATGATACATGTGCTAGTAATCCTAACTTTTTAAAGATTGTTGATATTGTAGGTACAATATCTTCTAACTCAAAGTATTTAAACTCAAGTATTAGATTCTTTCCTGATTTCTTTGTATTAGCACTCAAAAAATCTATTCTTGCTTGTGCTAGTTTTTGATAAACATTTAAGTTTGTATTTGTTGCCATAGTTTTCTTTTCTCCTCTTTTCTTTTTCTCTGGTTTAATTCCTAAAAAATCGTTTACTCGTTTTTTAGCTAATTCTATATAGAATGATTTATCAATATCATCTATTGTTAATTTGTTTTCGTTATCAATAATACAATGTTCTGGTAATGATTCTATATTGTGATGTGAATCAGTATCAGCGTGTATTTTTACTAATTTTCCATATCGTGTATCACTTGTAGCATATACACGATTTACTTTTTGTACAGGTACTTGTTTACCATCTACAATGTGATAAGCATCTCTAAATTTGCTACCAGCTTTTGCGATGATTTGGAAATCAAATATATCTGTACTATTGTTTATTGTTTCTTCAACAGGTATATCTTTAGTGAAATAATTTATTAATGCTTTCTTTACGATAACCATGTTATTGTTAATTGACCAAGCACCTTTAACTGATATACCATAATTCAAATAACCACCAACTGTTTTAACTTTACCATTTGTATCAATGAATAAAAGGTTGTTTACATCTTTGATCCATACTTTAGATATGTTATCTACCTCTAACTCGAAACGAGTTTCTTTTTCCCATTCAGCACATATTTCATCTACTATCGGTAACTCACTTTTATCTATTGAGTACATTAAACCATCTGTGTTTAGATTAAGTAATTTAATCGTTTTACAAGCGTTTAATAATCTAATAGTAAGCATAGTTAAGAATAATTGACCTGATATTCTCAATGACCTAGTAGGGAGTGGGTCGTATAAATCATTGAATTTATTTTCTTGAGCTCCTGAAACTGTGTTAAGTGGTAATTTTAAATCATTTGCTAATTGCTTATTACCTGTATGTTTAGCTTCAATTCTTTCTCTACGAATAGAATAAAATAATTGAGGGTCAGGAACGTTACGAGATAGGTAGTTATATTCTTCAATCAATGATGGATATAGACTTGATACATCTCGATTTTGTATTACTCTATCTTCGGTTTCTTCTTCATAATAAGCTGTTAAACTACCATGTACTCCACCCCACGCAAATTTACAGGGCATACCACCTATATCAATGATTAGGAATGTTTTAAACAACTTTTCATCAGATATAGATTTATCATAAATAGTGTTAAAAAACTCTATAATTTCTTTAGGTATTGCGTTTAAATCTAGGTTAGGTGGGTATTGATATTCTCTACCATCATCCCATTCTTGTCTTACAGCGTGTAACATTTTTGCTGTAAGTTTAGCATTAGTCATACCTAGTGATTCTACAGGACTTAAACCTGTTCTATTACCTAGATTAAGTTTAGTTTGTAGGTAGTTTTTACGAGTGTTTGTTAATGTTTCAGCAGCATCTACGTCTTTATGACAGTAGTAAAATACTTCTTTTATTTCATCTTCGTTTAATTCTCTATCAATATCGAAAGGTACAGAACACTCAACAATAGGTAGTCCTAAATGACCCTCTATTGCTTTTAGAGATAAACCTTGTTGAACATCATCACGAATATCAATGTTATTGAATCTATAATAAAAACCCTGTAATTGTGGGTATTGCCAACCCTGATTATCATTTTTAACTAACCAATCACTTAATTGTTTTACTTCATATGGATTAAAACCAGCACAAATAGCTTTAATTATGTATTGGTCGTATGATTTAGTGTTGAACCCACAAAAGATACCATACTCATTAATAAATTCTCTAACACCTTCGTTATCGTTATGAAAGTCAAAATATTCCCCTGTTTCTTTATTTTTGAATACGACAAAGAAGTCATGCTTATATGATTCTATGTCATAAGTAAACCAATTCATTTATTTTTGTAGTCCTCCAATAATTTATATCAACCAGATACTTACTAAAGTAAATATCTCTATTAAAATAATTGCTAATAGAGTTTTTAAAATACTCTTACCAATTTTATCAGCACCAACATATCCTACACCCATGATTAGTGTATAAAATAAAATCTTTAGTCCTATAAAACATGTTAATATTATTCTTAACACTTGCATAATATCTCCTTCTTGAAATCATCTAAATAACTAGGGAATAACACTCTAGCATCACCACCCCATTCGTTAATTTTCTTAATGATTTCTAATTTTGAAGTATTAGGTATGGCACTTGTTGATAATTCAACATCGTATGATTTACCATTAACTACTATATGAAATTGTGGTAAACTAGATTTGAATTGATCACCACTATAACGCTTTTCGTAATATCCAATAGGTTTAGTTTTCATCTTATCTTTGGGAGTTTTTAATGGATATACTCCAAGTCCCTCTAACCATGTTGTTAAATCTTTTTCAAATTTCTTTTCCTCTTTGGTTAGTTTTTGATTAATACTATATTTAATGTTTTGTAATAATTTTTCTAATTGGTCTTTAGTTAACGCCCATAATCTATTAACTTTTCTTGTGGGGTCTAACTGACAAATTTCTTCTATTAATTCCAGTTTTTTCATAATATCTCCTTTATTGCATCTCTAATAGATTCAGCAATTAATTCATAATCATATCTTCTATAATCTGTAATACTATCAACAAAACAACACTCAACTAATATTGATGGGCATTTTGTTTTCTTGATGACGTAGAGATGACTACCATCTTTCACTCCACGATTTTTATAACCTAATTTTGCAATTTTTTCGCAAATTTTAACGCTTAAATCGGTCTTTTCACCTTTCCAAGTGTAGCACTCGACACCTTTACCTCCACCAGCATTTAGGTGAATAGATATAAATAAATCTGCTTTATTTTTATTTGCTACATTTACAGCATCTTTTAAATTATTACTTGATTTGTCAAAGACAGCTGGTATTATTTCGTGTTCACTATTTGATAGCAAACTCATTAATGTATAACCAATTCTTCTAGTTTCTATCGATTCTTCTAAATAGGAAACAGCACCTGTTCCTTTTCCATATTTAGTATGACCACAATTAATTACTATCTTCATCTAATCTTCCTCCTGTATAAAATAACAATTCGATTTTTTATAATGTTTACATCTTTCTTTGTATGCTTTAATTAGATAACCAATATCATCAAGAAAATCATATACTATTGGATTATCTTTACCTTCACATACTCTAGCAACTCTACCTACACTTTGTGTAACTACAGCGTAGTCTTTTTGGGGAGTTACTAAAAATAATCTTTCTAAATTAGGTATGTCTAACCCTTCTTTAGCTAACTTATATGTTGCAAACAAGTATTTTTTCTTACCTGTTCTCATATCATCTATTGCTTTATCTCTTAAATCTTTTTTTGTTTTACCTGTAACCATTACTGAATTAGGTATATTTCTCATTAGTTCTTCTAAATGCTCTACTCTATCTGATAAAATTAAACACGAATGATTTTGTTCGTTTAGTAAATACTTTCGTATTAATTGATTTCTTTCTTCGTTCTCACATAGATACGAGATTAACTTTGTATAATTCAAAGTACCATCTGTGTTTAAACATTTTCTACTAATCTTTAAATCTGTTACAATAGGTTTAACCCCTACGTTCATTACCTTATCAGCAATTTCTTCATCTTTTACAGCATATACAACTTGTCCTAGTAAAGCGTATGTAGATTTGATTAAACCATCTGACCTATGGATTGTTGCTGATAAACCATATTTATGTTTAGCTGCTAAACTATTTAACACCTTTGAAAACATTGTCATTGATGTAGGTGTTCCAGCAACTCTATGACATTCATCTACGATTATCAAATCCCACTCATATTTATATTGAGCTAAATCTAAATTACACATTGTTTGTATCGTAGCAAAAGTGATACCTTTACCTATGTTGACTTTACCTTCTGTAATAGTGCCTAATAGGTTTTTATCTATATACTTTTCAGCTCTACTTTTACTTTGTGTGAGTAAATCGTGTGTATGAGTAAGCCATAATGCTTTTAGACATAACTTCATAATCAACGCTATACCAATTTGTGTCTTTCCACTACCAGCTTTACTTTGTAATAAGCCATATTTATTTATAATCAAACCTTCTAACGCTTTTTCTTGATAATCGTATAGCTCTATTTTGTTATCTCCATACGATATTTTTTCGGTTACCCTAAATAAGGTTTTGATATAACTATCTTGTATCATTGGTAATATCTCTCTTAACACCCCAAAAGGTAATATCAATTTATCACCACGAATTTCATATAAATATAATTTTTTAGGAGTGTTACCTACCCAAAAACCCATACGCAATTTCTTTGCATATTCAGGATTAGAAAGAGTTAAGTTTGTTTTACTCCACTCTAATATTTGAAAGGTAGGGTTAGTAATTTCAATGTTATTACTGATAATAACTTCCATTAAATTCTATCACCTCTATCTTTTTGATATTCTTCCCAAGTACAAGACTTAAATAGGTATCTATTATTACACCATCTAGCAAATCTTCTACAACTTCTTGATTTTTCCCAATTAGGAACATCGAAATTTATATACACCATCACAAAAGGTAAAACTCCTAATTCCCATATTTTATTCACTCGTTCAATATCGGTATCAACTAATTCGTGATTTTCAAAACCTATCAAAACATAACATAATATTTTATGGGGTTTGATGTATTTAGACAACATTTCTAATTTAGGCAAAATCACTTCTTTGTCTTTATAGTTATCCCAAGCACAATGAATTGATTTTATCTTACAACTTTGTAATGCCTCACATTGTTCTACAGTTAATAATCTTAAATCTATACCAGCATTAAATTCTAATGGTTGATTAAAACCCTTTAATATTTCAAGATTTTCTCTCCAAGTTTTGTTAGCAAAAAAATTGTTATCTAATACTTTTATGTGTTTGCCTTTTGGATTTAAACTACAAATAGGTATATTATGTAGTAATCCTTCTTTTTGTCTTACTAAACAAAAATCACAATTTCGTACACACCCTCTTGTGGTAAAAATAATAGAATAATCGCAATCTGGATATAATGAATAATCTAATTCGGTTATATTTTCGATTTCATCAGGTAATTTAGAATGAATATCATAACCTGTTCCTCCTCTAATAATTTTTGCAAAAACAGGTAGGTATTCTACATCTTTTGAAAAAGTGAATATTTTGCTAATATATAGAATATCAGTGTTGATCCAATCTCTTTCGTGATTATACCAATCTACATCATCCCCTTTTTGTTTGTGATACGTTGATATTTTCATAATAGCTACATTAGGGTATTTGCTATCAGGTGCTAATAATCTAATTTTCATTATTACACCTCTCTCACTTGACTTTCGATTATTTTAGTAGGTTCTACTTTGAACCATACTCTACCTATGTTTTTCCACTCTTTATAATCGAATACAACTAAATTCTTTTTGTTTCTCAAACCGATTTTTTGAATGTGTTTTATTAGGTTTTCTATAGTGAAATCATCTAGCGTTTCTATATCGTAATAACGTTTTACAAAATCTAATCTTTTAAATCGTTTATGTCCTAATTCACCTAATGTTATACATAAACCTTTTTTAGCCATTTTTATAGCTAAATCAAAACAATCGTATGCACTTCCAAAAGGGTCTAAATCAACTAAATCGAATGAATAGTCTTGTGCGTATAACTCACAACATAACTTAACAGCGTCTTTGTGATATAGACAATTTATATCTTTGTTTATATCGTTTGAAATACATTTATAATCGTTTGAGTAAAACATTTTCTCACCACAATAAACATCTAATACTGTGGTAGGTAATATTTCGTTTAGAAAAGCATTGTTTATGTTATATTTTTCGTCCACATGATGTTTGTTGTAAGTATTATTGGTTTTACCTAATCGTTTAAGTTTTATTGTTATAGATACCTCTGTTCTATCTAAACTTTCAGCAATTTCAGATGTACTATAACCTTTATTTTTTAAATCTACCATCCACTCTATTTCTTCTTTAGTCCACCTACGAGGAGTGCTTATGGTAAATTCAGATTTAGTAATTACATTACCTTTGTATTTATCTGGTAGTTTCATTAATTCACCTCCAATAACTTATCTAATTGAGTTTTGGTGATTCTTTCGTTTGCTATATTAAAATATTCTTCTTCCAATTCATAACCTATGAAATGTCGATTTAATAGGATAGATGCTGCTGCTGTTGTACCACTACCTAGAAAAGGGTCGAGTATTATATCTCCCTCTTGAGAACTATTGATAATCAGATTTTTTATAATATCTAAAGGTTTGATTGTTGGATGTTTGTATAACTTTTTATCTTCTTTGTTGGTTGATGTGATAAAATATTTCTTTTTAGTTTCGTAAGAACCATATATTTTTACACCATTTTCCCTAAAGAATAAAATGTATTCTGTATCACTCAAATACTTGTTATTACAAGTGGGTACAGGATTTGTTTTGTGCCATGTTAGTAAATCAAAATTTACATTTTTTATAGATGTAAAATAATTCAATAAAGGTTTTATTAGTTCTTTAGAGCAAAAGATGTATATATTAACTTTTTTCATGATTCTTACTAATTCATCTAATATTTTAAAGTCAAAACCATCTAATAATTCTTGTCCATTTAACTGATTATGATAATTTCGTTTATCTACACCAAAAGCTCCACCACCTGTGTTTTTACCTGTGTGGTAACCATTTTTTTGAGTTTTCAAATAAGGTGGATCAGTTACTATCAAATCAATACTTTTATCAGGTAACTCTTTTAATAATTCAAGACAATCACCATGTTTTATATAATCAAATTGACTTCTATCCATAACTCTAACTCTACTCCATATCTAGTTATTAATTCTTTAGGTAGAATAGTGTAATCATTCATTAACTCTTTTAACTTTTTATAACTTAACATATAAATACCACTATCTAATTTAAGTGCAAACCAACCTACTGTATTTACACACTCTTGCCATTTTTCCATCGCAAGATGTTGATTTTCTTCAATTCTAGTTAAGTCAAACTTGTTATTAGAGCAAACTTTAGCATCTATCAAAAATGCTTTTTTATTGATAGCTGCTATCATATCTGCTGGTTGACCTGATTTGTTTTGATTTAATAAATGTACCCAGAAACCTTTTTCATCTAATATTTCAGCTAATTCATTTTCAAATTCATTACCTATTTTTTTATTATTCATATACGACTACAAACCAATCTTTTAAATATTTTTCTACTAATGATTCAACTCGTAAAATTCGTAAATCACTTTCAGGTACATTAGGATTTTGTGTTATTAACCATGCTATAAATTTATCTCTACGAGAGAAGAACTTTCTTTTTCCTGTAATTTTATTTTCTATCTTCATTGTTCACCTCTATTACATCACTATAGCTTATCGCAACACAATGTGCGTTACCTGTTTTATGTTTACCCCACTCGCTTCCTATCCAATTTGGGTTAAATAAGAAATACCAATCATTTTCTTTCATAATAAATTCAGCAATATCTCCTTTTTTAATACCATATAGTTCAAAAGTGTCAGTAATCATAAAGAATCTTCTTTTACCAAATAACTCTGAAAAACGTGCTTTAGCATCATCTATAAATTTTTTTAATTCTTCATCTTGAGGCATTTGAAGAATAGGATTATACCAACATATTGCTCTTATAATTATAAATAATTGTTCATCACTCATTGGATACCTCTTTCTTGCAAGAATAAAATTCAGTGCATTTACCACCACGATATACGCAATTAGGAACTAACACACTCTTAAATTCAGGATTAGTTTCTAGCACTTGATTTACTATTTCTTTCATTACATCTCTAGTTTCTTTAGATGCTTGTTTACACAATCTCTTTCTAGCCATGTAAACTAATGCACCAGCATTTAACCACATCATGTGATTAACTTTAGCCCCCTGTGGTAAGTCATTTCTATTAACACCTGTTCTATCTGTTCTTTGTGTTTGTACAAAATGTTCCACACCAATTTTGTGTCTGCAAAAATGTACCGACACCCAATAAGGTATTTCCATTTTGATTAAAAACATAAGTGTTCTAATAGGACTATGTTCTGATTCTAACAACTTTACTTTCCATTCATCATTTGGTAATTTAGTTGACTTCTTACCAACAGTATTTAAAGTACATACTTTGGTTCTAATCCAATCTTTATCAGTAGGATATTCTAATACTTCAACTCTAAAAGGTGGATATTCAGTTATAGAATATTTTGAGAGAGCTGTAGAACTAAATAACTTATTTACTATTTCTCTATATTCACTTTCTGAATTAATATCTATAACAACATCATTCCACTCTGTACTATCTTTTTTAAGTGTTCTTATTCTATATCTACTAGGAAATCTCATCGTTCTTTACCACCTTAATGTGATGACCTCTAAATTCAAATTCATCTTGTTTTCTATAATCTCTAGCACGAGCAATAGTACAATCTTCACCAAATCCAAATACAGCTTTACTTGCTGTAATCATACTGTCATACTCAACACCATCTACATAACATTTATAACCATTTTTACCACGCTTACCTTTTCTGGGTTTTATAGCACCTCTTTTTATATCGTTATAATAACGCTGTTGTTGTAATAACTTTTCGTATGGGTCTAATTTATTTTTGTCATCTAGTATTTCTTGCTCATGCTCTTTTCTAAATTTACTTCTGCAATTATAAGAACAAAACTCGAATGTCTTTTCTCCTATTTTTTGGATATAATCCATTTCGTTTACATATCTTATAAATGTTTCTTTACATTGATCACATTTTATTTCTTTTGCTCTAGTATATGATTTGTAATAATTAGTATCACTTCTTTCAGCAAAAGCCATTGGTTCACTCTTTCTAGCCATAAATTACCCCTTTCATAAATATTCTTCTTTTTCTATTTCTATTGAATCTAGTGTTTCTGATATAAGTAAATGTTCTTGATAAGTTAGACCACAACAAGTTCCATCTGGTAAATATGAAATATAACCTTTACTAGCTTTCGAGATGGAAATAATCTTTTCTTTATCAGATACATTATGTTTCAACATAATGCAATATCTATCTTCATTCCATTCATACCCTAACTTTATCCATTGTTGTTTAATTTTTTCCATAATCATCTTCACCTAAATATCTATTTTTTGTTCTTTCTAATTTAGCGTTAATTTGATTATTAACTTGTTCGTGGGTTATTCCTAAATGGAAAGTCATTTCTTCTAACACGATATAACAATCAGCAATTTCTTCTATTAAGTTTTGAATGTTTAATTGACCTCTATATGCTTTACACAATTCTTTAGTCAACTCACTTAATTCTTCAATAGCTATCACGATTTGTTTTTCACCATATTTTTCAACTATCTTTTTAGTAACACATTCCATTTATTTCACCTTAACTTTTGTGATAAACTTTTCAACAACTTTTTTTAAGTGTTCCTGTCTTTGTTCAGGATTCTTATCAACAACTTTAACTCTTACGTTTCCGTATTTGTAATCTTTATCCATAACAAAATAATCCTTTTTGTAATCAAATTAGTTTACATCTTTAGCAAAAAAAATAGCTTCTTTATTGGCCAATGTTTTGATGTTTAATAACTCACATAACTTGTTAATCTCATATTGATTAAATTGAGTTTTACCATTGATTTTAGACCATAGACTAGAACGAACTATACCTAGTTTTTCAGCAATTACTCCTAGTTTGATACCACTTTCTTCAATTTTTTGTTTTAACAATTCAGTATTTGTCATTTTTTATTTCCTCCTTCTTTGACAATATATGTATCGTTATTGATTACTTAAATGTATCAAAATTGAATACACCCCCATTATACAAAATCAAAAACATTTTTGTCAAATAAAATGATTATTTTTTTAAAATTTTGACAACAAAAATGATTAAAAGTATTGATTTAATCAAACATCTATGTTATAATTTTGTTGACAAAAGAAAAGAGGTTAAATATGGAATTACACGAAAGAGCAAAAAAGAGAAGATTAGAACTAGGATTAACTCAAGAAGAAGTAGCTGAAAGAATGGGATTATCTAGCAGAGTATCTATCTATAATATTGAAAGAGGGAGACCTATAACTCAAAAGATTATCGTTAGATTAGCTAAAGCTCTCGAAACTACACCAGCTTATTTAATGGGATGGGATAATGATGTTGCTCCTATCGTTCCTAAACGATATGAGAGCCATTTGAAAAAATGGAATGAAGAATTTGCGTACGAAATGTTTACAGAAGAAGAACTAGATGATTTGATCAGTTATGCTAAATTTTTAATTAGCAAACGAAAGGATAAATAGTATGTACATAATATATTTAAGAAAATCAAGACAAGATGATGAAAGAGAAACAATACAAGAAGTATTAGCTAGACATGAACGACAATTACAAGAATATGCTGTTAAAACATTTGGTTATGCTATACCAGAAGAAAACATTTATCGTGAAATTGTAAGTGGTGAAACTATAGAAGATAGACCTGAAATAAATAAAATCTTTACAAGACTACAAAATGATGATATACTAGGTGTATTGGTTATTGAACCATCACGTCTAACTAGAGGTGATTTACTAGATTGTGGTACAGTAGTACACATCTTTAGATACACTCAAACTCTAATTATCACTCCAAACAAATCTTATAATCTTGAAGATAAATATGATAGAAAATTTTTAGAAATGGAATTAACTCGAGGTAATGATTATCTCGAATATACAAAAGAAATATTACAGCGTGGTAGAAATGCTAGTGCTAGAGAGGGTAATTACATTGGTTCATTACCACCTTATGGATATGATAAAGTAAAGATAGGTAAAAGCTGGACTTTAACAATAAATGAATCAGAAGCTACTTTCGTAAGAATAGCTTTTCAAATGTATGCTGATGGTACAGGGGGTTTCACAATAGCAAATCATCTTAATAGCATAGGTGCTAAACCTAGAGCTTCTAAATTATTTAATTCTACAGCAATTAGACAAATATTAGAAAACCCTGTTTATATCGGTAAAATACGATATAGATTTAAACCTGTTACAAAAGTATATGAAAATGGTAAACTTGTCAAAAAGAGAACTAGAAATTATCAATGTGATTTAGTAGATGGTAAACACCCTAGAATAATAGATGATGAATTATATCGAAAAGTACAAGAGCAAAAAGGTAAAGTAACTAGAGAATCACCTAATTTAGATTTAGTTAATATTTATGCTGGTTTAGTTAAATGTAAAAAATGTGGTAGAGCTATAGGTCAACGTAGAAATAGATACTATTGTACAAATGCTTATCATTGTCATAATGTTTCAAGTGATGCCGATATTGTAAAAGATTGTATATTAAAAGCATTAAAAGAATCACTTGATGATTTTGAAATACAAGCTAGTGTAGATAACACATCTGTTGTTAAAACACATTTAGATATAATAAAACAACACGAAAAAGAGTTAGAACAGTTAGAGAAAAAACAGGCAGACTTATATACTTTTTTAGAAGAAGGTATTTATACAAAAGAAGTATTTATAATGAGAAATGAAAAGTTAGCTCAAGAAAGAGAACGTATTAAAGAAGCATTAAAAAAGGCACGAGAAAACGTACCTGATGTTGTAGATTATAAAGAGAAAACACTAACACTTCACACAGCACTTGATATGATCAATGATGATTCCATCAGCGTAAAAGAAAAAAATAACTTCCTAAAAGAAGTCATTGATGTAATTTATTATGAGAAAAATAAACAATTAGAGTATGGTGAGAATGAAGAAGATTATATACAATTAGAGATACTTTTGAAATAAAATATTTTTTTAATTTAATATGCACCACATTGTGTAACTAATTCATACGCTACTTGATGTAGTGCATATCTATTTCCTAGTTTAAAGTCAAATAAAGCGTTATTTTCGAGCTTTAATAATAAATGTAATACTTTATTAATATTATACACTAAAAACGAAAAGAGAGTGTTAAATTCACTCTCTTTTTTTATTTAATCTTTTAGAAATATACCTGATTTAGTTAACCACGCTATAGCAAATGCTTCTAGCATTATTAATTCATACACCATTACACACGCATTGAAATTTAACCATGATACAAAAGAAGATAACCCTGTTAATAACATAGCTAACAATATTACTCCACCACATACATAGTAAAGTATGTTTCGTTTTTTATGTTTACCTTTTGTAAATTGTGTAAGTGTCATTAGACCAAATGAACCAAATACTAATATAGCTGCTCCAAAGTGTAATACGTTTGATATGTTATCAGGTAAACTAAATAGACCTACTTTTACAATACCATTCTCAAATATATTACTCATTGGAAATATAGCTACGCCTAATGCACCAATACCAGCTAATATTGTAAATACTCTATCACCTAAATCATACCCTTTGTATGTAAACAGGAAAAACGAGCATAATATTAAAGCACTAATCATTATTACTTTAAAATTATAATAATATGTAACTGAAATTGATTGTGGTATATGTTGATAAAATATTAAACCAAATACTATATCTAATATAGGGAGTAACCCACATATTAGACCTAATACAAATCGTTGTAAGTGTAATTGACTTTTAAACATACTACATCTCCTATAAAACTATTTCCCAAGTTTGAACCTCTTTATATATCTTGTCAATAAATGAGTTTCCTTTAAGAGCTTTATACGCTTCATATAGTAAAACAAAATTCTCGTAATCATATTGTTTGATTTTTTCAGTTTCACGATATTTGTAATATATTCTTAACATCTCACTTCTTAATTGACATTTTGTACCATTTTTAACTTTGTTTTGTGAAATTAATAAAGGAGTTAATGTACTCACTAATACTATTAATTCACCTACTAATGATATTAATAATGATATATCTTCCATTATTCAAAATTACCTCCTATCGTATCTACATAACACGAACCACTACTACCATTTCTATTTACAGTTATTCTTATACTAACACCCCATTGACTAGCTGTTTTAGTAGTGTTTGTAAATGTATGCACTAAATTACTTATAACAGCTGATGTACAATCTTCCCAAGTAGGATTATTGTCAAAACCATTGTTACAAACTTCTACAATAAAGGTAGCACCATTAGGAATACTACGACCAATAGTCAACGCTATTCTACTAGGAGTAGTAGAAGATGTTATAGGTCTAGTTTCAATAGTGAAAGATGTTACATTTTTAGTAAACGTATAATTTCTTGTTACTAAATCACCTAATGAATCACTTACTTCGATTGTCATAGTATGATTACCATTTGATAATTTTAACCAATCTTCCCCAGCTACATCGAATGAATTTGTAGCACCTAATGTAGCATTATATGACCTAATTACAACACCATCTATATATTCAGTTACTGATACTATATCACCATCTACATCATCTACTACATATTCTTGTTTAAAACTATCTGTCTTAACTCCTAAATTAGAATCACTACCTGATATAGTAGGTATGCTATTATGGTGTATTTCAAAACTTGTACCACTCTTAATACTAGAATTACCAAATGAATCAATAGCTCTAATCATATAACTAACAGATAGAGCATTAGGTACAACATGATTAAAAGATGTTTCAGTACCTGTATAAAGTGTTCCTAAATTTGCAGCTGTTCCACTTTCATCTAATAAAGCTGTTCCTGTTACTTCGTATGTAACAACATCTCCATCAGGGTCGATTACAGCATCCCAACTAATTTCCACAGGTTTGTTAGCATAAAGAGTTGAAGATGCTCTTAAATTAGTAGGATAAGATGGTGCTTGATTATAGATTATAGTATAACAACCATCACTATCTGTTGTATCTGATACTAAAGTATTTGATGATACATTCAATGCTGGTCTAATACCATGATGACCAGCTCTAGGTTGTGTATTAGTATAACTAGCACCTGATTCTAACATAATATAAACATTAGAACCTCCATCATTAGAACGAGTTAACCAAGCCCAATTATATGTTAGTCCACTAGGTTTAATTTGACAAGTAGTATTATTTAAACACTCACCTGTAACAGTAGTAGCTGCTGAATTTCCATTTTTGAAATAATCTAATTGGAAACTTAAACTTTCAACATTGTTATCACCTAAAACTTCTCTCACATTTAATAAGAATACTTTTCTATGGATAATTGCTAAAGGATGCTCTAAAGGTGTTTCTAGGATAATACTTTTTTCAGCTTCTGTAAAAGCGTTTAAGAAAGCTGGTCTATTAGTATAAGGTGTATTAAATTGAGTATTAGTAGTGGTAGGTGATTCATCGTAAGTGTGTGTTTTTATAAACCATTCACCACTATTATTATCTTTGTTTAACCATTGATCAATGTTAGAAAGACTATAATTGGTGTTACCATAATTTTTAGGATTATACATATCTGATTGTGTTTCCATAGCATCATAAGCTCTTAAATCAATTATCTTTTCAGTTAATAATGTAACTGAATTTGATAACGTATAATAGTTATTATGTGCTTTTAACCAAATAATAGGAGAGGCTGATTCACCATTTACTGAATATCTACCTAACTTGATTTTAGCTCCTATTGGTAAATTATTTATTGATTGTGCCATTACCAATACCTCCTAACATTCTACTCTATTTTGAGTTGTATTCCATACACCTGTTACAATTAAACCATCTAAACTATTAAATGATACATTGAAAGCATTTGATGTAATATCGTTAAATACTCTATTCATTAAAGCAACTATTCTATCTTCCATAGATTGTAGTAGCTCTTTATTAATAGGTGTACCTTCTTCAATTACTTCATCAGGTGCTGGAGTTAACATTATTCGACCATCTGCTAATTGTGTCATAATATAACAATTATCACCAATAGCAACTCGGTCTTTAATTTCTCTTGAAACGTAAGCCATATTTAATTACCTCCTTATTGGTAGATATATGGTTTGTCCTGATTGTAAAGCACCTGATACTTTATAAGAATTAACCATATAATCAATTAATTCTTTAATTAAACTTAAATTCTTTTCGATAGCGTTAATATCATTATAATCAACTAATCTATCAGGAATATTAGGTGCAGATTGTTGTTGACAAAACGCTGTAATTAATTCTTTAACATTATTTATTATTCTATCTATATCTTGTTGATTAGGTAATCCTGTTCTACTCCATACTTTAGTATAAGTATTATTTGAATAACCTAATTCGTTGAGTTTGTTTGATAGATACTTGATATTATTTTCAATTCGATTAATATCTGATACATTCAAACACCCTTTTAGGTCATATACATCATTTGATTTACCACTTTTCCATTCTGCTATTTTCGTTTTAGCAAAATCTACATCTTGTTGTGTTCTATCATATATAGGAGTAATCCATTCTAACATTAGATAACCCTCCCTTCACCAGAGCCTTTGAACGCACCATTATACGAATATTTAATTTCAGTCATTCTCACATTGTGTGTAGTATAGTCATTTATGTTTTTCACAATATCAAGTGCATCTAATCTAGGGTCTGCTCTCCAATTAGAAGATAAAATCATTCTATTTTTTAAATAATTTCTCATCCAATGACCTACGATATATGCTCTATCCCTAGATGTAATTAATGGATTATCAATAACTATTGTTTCACCATTTGTTGCATTTGCTATAATTATTTCAGTTTCAGTAGGTTCTTCTTCTGAATAATCATAGTATGATATAACTACTTCTTTTAAGGGTTTAGACATTTCGATATTTGATTTGTTATAACTATTATATAAAGTAATCTCATAATCAGTAATATCGTTTGTAAGAGGTTCTATACGAATAATACCATCTCTATCTTGATACAACACGCAACAACCAGCATTAGCTATTAATTGTAAGTTATTTGCTATCGTATCAACAGGTAAAGGTGATGTTGTATAGATTTCTTTTAATGATTCATCTATTTTCCATTTTTTAGAACCATCACTATTTAAAGGTAGATTCGCTTTCTCGAATAATCTTTCAGCAAGTGTATATAAACTAATACCATCAGCATTATAAATACCTTCAAAATACATATCTGTTAAAAACTCAAATAAATCTCTTGCTTTAAAATTAGCAGTATTACCATTTTGTGGTGCATCCCATTCTGACAAATAGAACGTTCCACCCTTAATCATTTCGACTTTACCATTGTTCATTTTAAAACCATATCTAACTTTAACATCTTGTCTTTCCATTAGATATTTAGATAAGCCATTAGGATTAAGTGGATTATATGAATTATTTAAGTTATCAATAGTAAATAAGATTTCATCTTTTGGTAAAGACGCTGATAAAGGGTCTATTGTTTTGTTATGTTCATAACTAAATAACTCTTTTTTAGAATAAATCTTATTCATACCTATAAATATTTCTTCGATTCTAACCCTTCGATTTGGTAAACACCATTTTAAGACTTGAATTGTGATTTTATCAAAATCAACTATTTCCATTTCAACGATTGACGTAACTAAATTATTATCTACAACATGTTTTCTATTGACAATATTATCACCATTATAAGTAGTAACAATAAACTCAACAGCATACTCATTAAAAACAGAACTCCAAGTTATAGTGATTGCAGGTACACTGTTTAAATGTACTTTTGTAAAAAATATATTAATAAGAGGAGAACTATGGAATAAACAATGGGAATCACTTAAAACATTTCCAATGTACCCACAATCACCATGATCAATAGATGGTATTAAACTTCGACTACTATCTAATAACCAAAGATTTTGTTCTAAAGTGCAATATGGGATTATTGACTTATCTAAACCATCTATGATTTGAGAAGTGTTAGAGATGTAGATAGAACCATTATCTTCTGTTGTGGCATCTTCTCGAATATCAGGGTCTGTTATATCTAATGATATTTCAACATAACTCTCATTTACTAGAGTTTTCTTCTGATTATCTTTCCACGCTTGAGATACTTTTATCACATCTACACCTCCTATACTTCAACTAAACTTAAACTTGGACTAACCCAACCTACTATTTCACCTGTGGTAGGGTTTCTTCTAAATACACTAGCTTTTTTATCACTAACATACATTTGTTTAGTTATCCAACCACCAGCAACTTGGTCGAAAAAGGTTACATTGTTAATGAAACTTCCACCTGATTCAATGTTGAAACATTTGAGAATATTCGACCATTGTTCTACTGTTAGAAATTTCCAAGATATTTCAATTTTAGATACGTTATCACGAATAACAGAACCTATCATTGTACCTTCTGCATTTCTACCTGAATCAACTAAAGTAGAGGTGTTACTATCGTATGTAGATGGTTCTGGTAACGCATAATCACCTATTGTAACCAAAGCTCTATAAGCCATTAGTAAGCACCTCCTGTAATTACTACTCGACCTCTTTCTCGTTGATATTTCTCAACACTCTTTGTAAGGTCTTTTCCATCAATTTTCACACTACTTTCTTTTTCAAGTAATGCTCTTAATAAAGCATTTTGTTCTTTAAGTAGTGCTGTTTGTTCACTATTTGCTTCTGCTACACCAGCTGAAACACTAGCTACTATTTGTTCATTATTTGCGACAGCTGTTCTTCGACCAATATTACCAACTAATTCAGGACCAGCTTCATTTGCTATAAACATTTGTCCTGTTGTAGGGAAACCACCTTCCGCAAATCGAGGTATTGAAATTTCAGAAATTGTTTTAAGATTTAACCCAAATTTCTTACCACCAATAGCAGGAACCCAATCTGGTACATCGAAAGATAGTTTATTTAAAGCATTGATCATACCATTAATACCACGAATAACACCATTTGATAATCTTTCGATACCTGATATTATAGAGTTAATAGCACTCTTAACAATACCTAAACTACCTAATAAACCTTTATTAGAACCAGATACATCTTCAAAGCTACCCATAGCACTATTGTATTTATTAACTAATTCTGTTGCGTATTCAATATTAGGTATAATGATTTCTAAACCATCAATTAAATACTCAAACTCATCATTTTGTTCGTTGATTTCATTACCCATTCTCTCAACAGGGTCTGTTGTAAAGAAATCAATAATTGTATCTATTGTAGCAGCTATTCCAGCAATAGCACTACTAGCTGAATACTTAACTACTTCTAATGCGAATTTACCCATGAAATTTGTAAAATCACGCATATCGGTTGTAAGGTCTGGTAATTTATCACTTAACTTATTTAGAGCTGGTGATAAATCATCACTTAATTGTTTAGCAACGATAACTAGGTTTTCTGTAAATACTACAAATGCTACAGTTAATTCAATTAACATAGCTGTACCTAAACCTATTGCAAGTGGTAATAAACCAGCTGATGCTACTGTAGCTACACCTAATAAAGCTGTTACTACACCTATACCAACTAATAATCCTGTTCCTATACCAATACCTTTAGCAATAGTTTCACCATTGTCTAGTACAGGTTGCCATGCCTTACCTACTTCATCAAGTAATAAACCGACCACTAATATTTCAGCAATAAATAAACCAGCTGATACTCCAAGTAAAGCTAACATAGCAATACCTAGACCTAATTGAGTAATAACAGTAGTACCTAATGTTCCTAATAATGCTGTTACCACACCAATACCTACTAATAGACCTGTACCTACACCCATAGCAATAGCAACAGTACCAGCGTTATCTATTACAGGTTGCCATGCTTTAGCTACTAATTTTAATTCTTCACCTAATACCCAAACAGCTCCTACTACTAGAATAGCAGCAACAGCTACTTCGGCAATAATAGCTACACCTAAAGCAAGATTTTTAACCAAGTCTTTAAGTTTTGTTGTTAAAGTGCTTGTACCTGTTGATACATCACTTATTGTTTTACCTGCTTTATCAAAATCTTCTACCCCTGTAGGATGATTTTTATTAAATAATTTGATTACTGTTAGAATACCACTTGCTGTACCTATTGCACCAACAACTGTTGTAAGTACATTTTCCCAAGTGATACCTTCTTCAAACATACTTGTTACACCATTAACAACTAATGATACACCAATACCTATAATTAAACCACCAATAGCTCCTTTAAATCCACCTAGTTTAAAACCTATACCTGCACCAGCTAATGCACCACCTAAAGCACCACCTAATATACTTTCCCAAGATAAACCTTCTTGGAATGTCATCATAACACTATCTACTAATAACACTAAACCAACTGTGGTTGTTAAAACATCTAAATGTTTCAAAAATGCTTTACTTAATTTCCAACCTAATAGACCTGTTGCTATTAAACCAACTGATGTTAAAATTCGACCTAATTTAGTTTCAAATAAATCAGACCAACTATCAATATCTTCTGTGATACCTAGCCATTCTTTCATATCTTCTACAATTTCATTAACTCTACTATTAGTTAATTCACCAATGAAATCATATTCAGGTAATTCAAAATTAAATCCTTTTCCTAAATTATCTAAAGTATCTGTTGTTGATGTATCAATGATATTTAATTCATCAAATCCCATTGTAGCTTTCTTTAGACTTTCAATAGCATTTTCAGTACCTTCAACAGCACCTGTAGATTCATCTGCTCCATTTGTAATACCAGAATAATCTACTTCTGGCATAGTGAAACCAAGTAAACTAGCTACATTACTTGCTAATATTCTAATAACTTTAGTTGTTGCTATTACATAAGGTAAAACAGCATTTAAAGCTGGAATAAAGATAGAACCAATAGCTCTACCTGCTTGTGTTAATTGTGCTTGTAATACTCTTAATTGGTTTGCAGGTGCGTTTAATGTTCTAGCCATATCACCATGTGAATCTGTTATTTGTGTCATAATAGCATAATAACGTAATTCTGCTTTTTCAGCTTGTGTCATACTAGAAACAGCTTTATCAATACCTAGTGCAAGTGCTGTAGCTTCTAATCGTGCTTGTGATAAGTCATAACCAATTCTTCTCAATGGTTCTAACTCACCAGCTAAACCTGATTCTAGTTTTTGCATAGCTTCTTGGACTGATATATTGTAGAATGATGAAATATCATAACCTAATTGAGTAAGGTTTTTACTCATAGTATAAGCTCTATCACCTGTAACACCAAAACCTTTAGCAAGTGTCATAAAGATACCTTGACTACGCATCCACTCACTAGGGTCGATACCCATTATATCACCTACTGTTTCAGCGTATTCTTGAGCTTCACCAGCATATTGACCTAACGAAACATTGAATAAGTTTATGTTTTCAATATGAGTATTAATAGACTTAATACTATTACCAATCATAGAACCTAATGCTCTAACAGAACTATAAATCATTCTAAATTTAGCCCATAGATTAATATAAGAAGAACCTAATATAGTGTTGCTAGTAGTTAATTCAGTTGTACTTGTTATTACTTTTCGCATTTTAGCAGGGAAAGAACTAAATCCAGCTGCTATTCTATCCATAACACTAGCTAATGGTTGTAAAGCATTTACTACTTCCATTATTTTAGAACTAAATGCACCTAAATCCATAGCGTTTAACTCATTAAAAATTGTAGGTAATTTTCTTAATTGAGTTAGGGTTGCTGAAATGTTTTGTTTAGGCATTAATGAAAGAGGTTGCAACGCTGTTGTTATTTCTCGTATTTTACTACCAAAAGAGCTTGTATCAATAGTATTCAAACCACTAACTATTTCAGGCATCTTTTTAAGTTGCGTTAAAGTAGATGAAATGTTTTGTTTAGGAAGTGTTGCTAGAGAGTGTAAAGATGTTGTTATATCTTTTACTTTAGAACTAAAAGTAGTTGTGTCAACAGCATTAATTTCACTAACAACAACAGGTATTCTTTTAAGTTGATTTAAAACAGGTGAAATGTTAGGTTTTGGAATAGTAGATAAAGATGTTAATGTTGTTACAAGTTTCTCTACTTTTGATAAAGATGTTATATCTATACTTTTAATTGCATTACCAATTTTATTTAATTGAGTAACAACTTTAGTAAGACCTAAACTACCTTTAGTTATCCCTTTTAATTTTTCGAGAGAGTTAGTTAATTGGTCTATACCATTAACAGCACTTGTAGAAGAACTTGTTATCTCGACAGATAATTTATCTATTGTAGTTGACAATACACTCACCTCCTTTTATTCTTTCTTTTGAGGTGTTCCTTTAAAACGTTTATTTAAGGTTACCATAAGTGCTTCCATATTTCTCTTACCTTTTTCAGCAATTTTACGTTCTTTTTCTTCTTCAATACGTTTTAAGTCTTTAGAAGTGATAGGATAAGGAGTAGTAGTATATGGAGTAGGTTTAGTACCTTTTTTAGCAAATGAATGTAGTATCGGTGCTACATCAATTAATGCTTCATAAATATACGCACCCTGTAACCATAATTCTTCATTACGTTTTTGATTTCTTAATTCTTCAGCTTTCCTATAATAAATTGTTAAGGTGCAATCACCTTCCCAATATTGTTCATAAGTCATACCTATTGAAAGATAGTAAGGAAACGCCTCATAAAACTTTTGTGTGTAAGTAAAAGAGGAACGAGTTTCTTTAATCTCGTTCCCCTCGTAAACAGACAACGAGCCACTTACCAACTTGTTGTCCAGTTCAAGTTTCCCTCATCTTCCTCTGGATCATTAATAAGTGCTAAAATTGGTTCGTTATACATTTCAGCTAATTTACCAATTAATTCACTCTTATTAGTCATTTTTGAATAAATTTCATCAATAAGTTCTTGTTTAACAAATCTATGATTTGCAATAAAAGCTCCAGCAAAAAGAGTAGGTAAAGTAGTCATTGGTTTGTCTTTAATATCACCAACCACGAAACCACTTTTTTCCATTTGTTCTACACTCTTACGAGTATATTCAAGACAATATTCTTTACCATTGTAAGTGAAACGTAACTGTTTATTCATTTTTATTTCCTCCTAATTATTCACCTAATGTAATTGGTGTAGATGGTGCGATAGTAATTGTCATACCAACAACTTCGTTTACTCCACCACCAACAGGGAATACTGATAAATATCCTTTAAAATTAAATTTGCCATGTTCACCTGTAGGAGTAACAACACCATTTTCAACAGTACCACCAAACCATACAGCGTATTCATTTTCAGCACTTTCTAATGCTTTTAAGTCTTTAAATTTTGTTAAATCATAGTTAGCAGTAAATTCTAAGGCATCTAAACTTTGAATACCTGCGATGTAAGTTTGCATACCATCTGAAAGAGTAGTAGTTTCTAACATTTCAGGTGTACCACCTAAATCAGGGAAATCTTTAATATCTACTAATTTTTCATAAGTTTCACCTGTGCCTTTTTTCATAAGAAAAACTTTATATGTAGAGATAGCCATAATTATTCCTCCTTTGTTATCTTCTATAAATTGTTTCATCTTTAGAAACGATAGCAACATATCTACCAACCATACGATAAATTGTTGTATCGTTTACATTATCAATAGGTTCAAGCATTGTTCTATTAAAACCTAATTGTAAAAATTGATCATCTATAATTTTTGCAATTCGTTTACACTCTGCTTTTTTACCAACTTTTAAATTTGAATAAATATTCACTTCAAACATCACTTCAACATGATTTTCGTTACTATCACTTGTTTGTGTTTGTCTGTAAGTAGGATTACTTTTTTGTACTAAAGAAACGCTAGGAAATGTAGGTGGTATATTTATATATTCACCTGTCATATAAATATCAGGATAATGTTCTCTAACAACTTTAGATATGTTATCGAATATTTGATTTTCAATATCTATCATTTAAAAACCTCCCTCGCAATTTCTATTGATATTACTGTAATAGTTTGAATAGCGTGATACATTGGCATTGAAGCAGGAGTACCACGAGTAATTACTAACTCATTATTTTCATCATAATAACCCCACGCTTGTTGTTTACCTTTTCCTTTACCATAACTACCAATAGTTAAACCTAATTCGTTACCATAAGGATTAAGAGAACTACCAACGCTACCATTATGATATACACCAGCACCAAATTCACAAAAGACAGCATCTTCACCTTCTGCTACAATAACTGTCATTGTACCTCTATCATCTACTTTAACTACTACATCAGCTTGTCTAGTTCCACCACGAATAGTGTCATCTACAACAGCTGAATTAAAATTACTTTCAATTTCTTGTTTTAATGCTTCTGCGATACGCTTTCTACATTCTTCTGTCTTTGATTGTAATTCAGTTTTGTATTTATTGATTTCTCTAATAGCTCTATTTATATCCTTTGTTGAAAGACCTATTTTGATATGTTTACTCATCTTACTTCAACTTTCTCAACAGCTAGTGAAACACTATTAAGACTTCTTGCTATACCTCTTACAACATAGTCATAAGGTATAGTGTTTTCTTCATTTGGTAATCTATCTATCCATAAAATAGATTGTTCATCAATTTCTATTTTAGGTTTATCTATAACAATTACTTTATCGTATTTAATATCATTACCAAATTGTCTTGATTCACTTTCACCTTTAGCTGATGATATATTAGCTTTACATTCTATTGGTTTTGAATGTTCAATATCATATTCACCTGTCTTATTGCCATATTCATCTAATATTTCAGTTTTACCAACATACAAAGCGTAGTAGAATGTTTGTTTATTTCTATCTAAACATTTCATTTAATCACCCCAATATGTGGAGTAATTTGTTTTAACATTGATTCTGGTACATCTGCGTTTTCATAAGTACGCTTGATACCATTTTCATCATGAGATGTTTGACCTTCTGCACCACGCTTGTTATATAGATAAGCTGCTATTTCACATTGTAATATAGCGTATTTATTAGGTACTTCGGTCTTTGTATCATCATAAGGATAAGCTCTATCTAAAATCTTTTGTTTAGCAATATTAAGGTACACATTTAACAAACTCTCATTATTTTCACCAACCATAACTTGTAACATAGCTAATTTATCAGCATCATTCATCAATGTGTACCTCCTTTTCTTTAGGTTCAGGTAATTCTTTGATATAAATATCACCTGTAACTTTGTTCTTTGTTAGTAGTTCTTTTGTACGAGTTTTAGTAACCTTTGCACCATCTCTAGGATAAACATCTCCTACCCTGTAGAAGTAATTATTGTCAGTTTTATCTAGGAAATCACGAACTACTTGATATTTCATACGTTATCTCCTATACACTTGGTGCAACTGTACAAATAGCAATACCATCTAAATATTCAGCAAATAAAGTAAGACCCATAATTGCAAATGCTTCTGATACAGCTGTATTATAATTACCTTGTGCGTGGAAACCAATTAATGGTGTAACACCTGCTGTTCTATATTCTAAACCAGCTCTAGCAAAATCACTATCAGATGGATCAACATAGTATAAAACGATGTTTTCTACAGGTGTTGCGATTACTTGACCTTGAGGAATTTCAGCATCTGATAATAAGAATACTACTCTATAACCCATGAAATCTTTGATGTATTGGAAACCAAATTTAGATTCAATAGTAATATCTTTATCACCTAAATATTCATATACATCTAATACGTTTACGAAAGCAACAACTTCTGTGCAATCTAAATGTAATGATTTAAACTTATTAACAACTTTACCTTTAGCCATAGCTAATGCTTTTTGCCATGTAGCTTCATCACTTTTTAAAGTACCTGTTTTTAAGTAATCATAGAATCTAGCACATACGTTATTTTGTAATTCATTTAAGAACGCTTTATCTGTCATAGCAACAGCGTTGTCATAACCATGTTCTTTAATAGATTCGATAGAAGTAGCTTTAGCATACTTTTCGATTGTCATTTCACCATAAGTTACTTCTTCAACACTTGCGATGCTATAAGGGATTTCTTCACCTTCACCAACTTTACCATCTTGTAAAGTAACTTTACCTTTTTTAGATTTTAAAACAGCTCCATTTTGTTTTTTAATAGGTCTTAAAATACCTAATAATGCTAATAGGTGTTCCCAATTTTGCCCAAAACGAGTTACGAAATCATATTCTCTAGCTGCAACAGCAATATTAGCTGATTTTGTTAAATTTTCTTTTGCCATAATTTATTACTCCTTTTCTTCAAATAATTCAATATTTTCTGCGATAGCAGATTGTCTTGCTACAGGGTCGGCAATTTTCATAATTTCTTCAACTGTTAATTTTTTACCAGTACCTCCTGTAGGTTTAGGGGTGTCATTTAGGACTTCTTCACGAATTTTCTTATCTAATGCTTTTTGATGTTTATCTTGATTAGCAAACACTTTTGCGAAATCATTTTCAGCAAGTGCGATAGCTGTTTCTTCTGCTAATTTTTCATCATAACCAAGTGATAAGAATCTAGCTTTATTTTCAGAAATAGTTACTTTCTTTAATAGTGCATCATAATCACTTTGTAACTTTTCTTGTTTTTCAGCATCTTCTTTAGCTTTTAATTCATCAGCTGTTAATTTAGCATTATAATCTTTCTTTACTTTACTTAATTCAGACGCTGTTTTATCGTATAAATCCTTTTTTACATACCCCTCATAAGAAGGTTCATCTAACTCCAATGCTTCTAAAGCTGCTAGTTTTTGTTCAGGGGTCATACTAGCATAGCCTTGAATTTTTGATGTGTCAATTTTACCCATTTTTAAATCTCCTTTGCGTTTAAACTTCTCTGTTATAATTTTGCGATTTAAGGTTTCTCTACCTTTTGCGATTATTAAAGTGTTTTCTCTAACACTGTTGTTTTATACCTTACAACTCGGTTGTTTTATTTAACATTGAGTAATTTTCATTTCTACTCATTTGTTATCACCTTGCATTATTTTATAGCATATATACTAATAGCTTTTAAATCACTAAAATTCTCTCTAGGACCTCTAACTTCAAAAGAATAAGGTTTTGTTTCTGTTGAAAGGTATGAAACTGTTATACGAATTGTTGAACTAATATTAGCATCGAAATGTCCCATACTTCCAGAATCATTTGTTACAGCATAGTGCGTAAAATTAAGTCTTTCAATAGCATAGGCTATTGCATTTATTTCTGGTATGTTCATTCCAATTTTTAATGATATTATCGTTTCATAATGTTCTAATAACCAGTTATAAAATCTTTCGGATTGTTCTAGTGAAAATTTTAACAACCCTTCGTTTGTACCTACATCACTATAAGTACTATCTTCCATATCAACGTCAAATTGTTTTATAGAACTACCACCACTACCACTTGAACCATTACCTACTTGTTCAGCTATTTTATCTATTAAATCACATGTGCAATCTTCTGGACTAGGTTCACCACCTAATTTAGTAAGGATTTCAGCCAATCCTTTTTCTGTTTTCTTATCATGTAAAACTTTCTTTGTTGATATAGCCATATATATCACCTCTTTCTATAATTGATTTAGTTTGTTCTATACAAAATTTCACTTCATCAAAATTAATCGTTGACCTATAAATTCGATGTTCCACTGTACCATGATTTACAAACGCATTTATTAAATTCAGATTGCACCTTCTTTTAGGTGTCAACAATTCACCTTTTTTCAAGTTATCATTTAAGTTCAGGTACAATCCTTTTTTAATCGTTTCGTATAAAATCTTATCTTGATTATCTACATAATAATCGTGTAATCTTTGTAAATCATTTCTAGTGTTATTATTAAAATCAATATGAACGTGTAAAGCACACTTGTTATTAAACCTAACATCTAAAGTGTTAAGTAAATTCAATACTTTTTCAATTAAATCGTAATCTTCACTTGGTGGAAAATTTAACTCTATTCCATCTGGTTCTTTAATTGTAAATTCAGGTTTAATTACCAATATATCGTGTGTACCACATCTCATCTTGTCAACATTGATATAATCTATATTGTTTTTTTCTAGTTCTTTAAATAACTCTTGTTTATCAACTATCAGTTCTATTTCTAATCCAAATTTCATTACGCTACGTCCATTACATATACGTATATGTCTAAACCATAATCAGCTGTTAATTCGTCTAAACTTTGATTATCAGAACTATAATAAAAAGTAATTTCATAGTTATTATTTCCACTATTATGTACATCAACAACTATATTTATAAAATCACCAAGCATATCATCAAATAATGTTGTTATACATCTCCATCCATAAAATGTTTGTGAACCTATCTGGTATCCTTTTGATGAATTTTCAAAAAGAAAATATATCATTTTATTCGAAAGACTTTCAGTTGTTGTCAGTGTATTTCCTGACATTCCCCAACAAGTGGTACCTCCAACATAATGCCAACTACCACCACTTGTTCCACCACTCGAACCACCACTTGATTCTAGTGTTGTGATTCGTTCTTCGTGGTTGTTGCATATACCCATCATCATATCCAAACCTTGAGATAATTCATCTGTGTTATAATCAACACGCTTCCAACCTTGTGTTACAAAGCCACTTTCATTTTTCGCACATACTTGTAATCTATAATGTTCAGCCGATTTGGAATACAAATCTATTGTCATTGTACATTCAGCTGCACTTTCTTCAGCACCAATACACTCAACTACCATTGAATCAATATCATATCCATCTATATTACTGCCTAGTGTATCGTTTATCCACATAGTTAATATGGCAAACAAAACATGATGACCACCATTATCTTCATTAAATTCGTTTAGGAATTTTCCTCGTGCTGCTATTTTTCCTTCTCGGTAGCCCATTGCAATATAATTTGTTCCTAAACCTAGAACTGTTGTTCTAAACCAATTCATAAGTATTCCATAATCACTTGCATTAAAACTACCAGAAATGGTTTGAAGATAAGACGTGCTAATAACACTCCCAAATGTTCCATCGTTATTGTATTTGCGTAAACCAGCCACACCATCTACAAACCCAAACACATAGTCATAAGTATCTGTTGCGTTTCCACCACTCGTGCCACCTGTAGCACTGATTACATTATTGTTAATACTTATTCCATTACCAGCTGTTAGTTTATCTTGTTTGCCATTTAATAAAGTTTTAATCTTATTCCACACTCGACTTAATCCATTTTGGTCTAAATATTTTTTAGCCATGAATACCACCTAACTTGCTAAAATTGTGTCTATTTCTGTATTTGTCAACGCTGTAATATCATCTATTTGGTCTTGTAAACCATCTGTTACATTATATATTTGATTAATTTGGTCAACTTGGGCATAACCTGATAAATCAACAAATCCAGCCATCACATCCCATTTACTATCAGCATTTTTAACAATGTTTGTACCAGCTGGATATTTTTTACCAGCACCTTCTACGAAATCATTTGTTGTAGTAAATTCAACTGTAATATTATATACATCACCAATACTTACATTTGCTAAAGTAGGTATTGTTTCCGAATTACCTTTAGCTTTATAAGCAGATGTAATATCTGATTTTTTAGCATATGTATTTTCTAATGTTGCTAAAGTAGGTAAAGCATTCAATTTTGTTTTATCAGAAGCACTCATAAAACCTTTAGCCGACGTTGTTGCCTCATCATGACTATGCGTAGAACTAGCTTTACCATCTAACGCACTATTAATAACTTTATTTTGAACAGGATTAGTAGAAGTAGAATTCAACGCTGTATCTACTGTTGTTTTATTAGCCCCTGTTGCTATACCATCTAATTTTGATTTATCAGTCGAACTCATAAAACCATTTGCACTTGTAGTAGCAACAACATGTGAATGGTCATTATCTGATTTACCATTTAAAGCATCCACAATGATTTTGTTTTGAACAGGATTATCAGACTCTGCATTTAGTGAAGAATCAACTGTTGTTTTATTAGCTCCTGTTGCTATACCATCTAATTTAGTTTTTAAAGCTGTAGTAAAATCATTTGTTGATAAACCTTTACCACTTTCTTTAGCCACAAACATTTCTTTAATTCTTTGCCATAGATAAGTCAAGCCTGTACTATCTAAAAATTTACCCATAAAAATTAACCTCCTTATTTATGAATTTAAAATACTATCAATTTCAACTAAACTAATAGCCTCATCCATATCTTCAATAGCACAATATTTAGTACCATCCCAAATATATGATTTCATTTTTCCCAAGTCTATGTATAAAACATTCTCTTTACCCTCATTTGGGAAATCTACAAAATTATTATAATTTTGTATATCACATTCTTTTGCTTTCTTTTGTAGTAGTTTTAATTGATACAATATCCAATCTTCTTTAGCATATTTCATAAACTACCTCCTATTCTTGAGGTTTAGTTTCCACTTGTTTTTCTTGCTCTTTTTTGTAATACTCCATACTAGCTAGATAAGCATCTTCACTATCAGGGAACATTCCACAACTAATAAACGCTAATCTAGGTTCAATTTTAGGATTCTTTAGCATAGTATCTAATACTTGTGCTTTACTTTGAATATTCTCATAATTTCTACGAGTGAATTTCATTGAAATATCTTTTAATTTCAACGCTGATAATTCTTCACTCACTCCACTACTATCTTTTAATATTCTTAAAATTAGTCTTAAAGCGTGTTGTTCAGCTTCTTTAAACATTAATTCACTATCTTTTGCTCTAGTTTCAGCTGCACTCCAACCATCTCTTAAAATTACAGCAGCTCCTGTATCACTTGTAGAACTACCACCATTTCTATTAGGCATACCTGTAATCTCTAATATAGCGTTATATACATCATCTTTTGTAATTTGAGTTTGAGATTGATTTAACTCATTAGATACCATATCTACATCAGCATTTGTACCATCAGCCGATTTAACTTTGATAGCACCTAATTGTAAAAACTCTTGATATTCCTCTTTAGTAATATCGCAATTAATGAATTTCATAAATGCTTGTACAAATTGTTCGATACCATCCATTCTGTTTGATGCAATATTGTTAAGTGCATCTAACAATGGTAATACAGGTTCAAAAGCACCTAATCTAGCTGTATTTGCTGGATATTCGATAATAGGTATCATACCTAAAGCATGTGGTCTATCTTCAATAATTTCTCTATCTTTGATTTCCCAATAATGATTTGCTGTATATATAGAATAGGTATTAATATTTTTCTTGTCTGTACTATATTTAACAGCAAATACAGGTTTACTATCTATTTGAGTTGAATAAACAACAAATGTATCTCTAGGGTCTAATGTAAATAATTCAAATGGTGCATCATCTTCATCTTTACGCTTTTTAGGTAAAACAAGTCTATACGCTGTACCACAAATCATTTGCCATTCAACTAATTTTTTATCCTGTGTAGCTTTATTTTCAGCAAACATCATCTCGTTTAATTCAGCTATTGCTTTAGATACATTAGTATCAGCATTTCTACCTACTAATTGTATTGGTTCACCACATAGATACCCTACTTTAAACGAAACAATTTCATTAGCTCTATTTTCTACAATTCTATTGCAAATTTCAGGTCTAACAGTTTTGGTTCTTTTTAATATAGGTTGTTCACCACGATAATAATTCCACAAATACTCAATCTTTTTTCTATTTTCAAGATGATCATTCATAGCTTCTTGTAATACATCTACAATATTCTCATTTGTTAGTATTGTGGTATCTGTTTTAATCACATTTCTACCAAACATATTCATTCGTTATCCCTCCATTCCTAACAAAATAAAAAATGCGTACTTTTTGCTATAGGTCTAACACCTATCGTAAAAAATACGCACTTTTTAATAAGAGATTATATGAAAATTCGAACTCATTTTAGCTCGATATAATGATAACATATTAGCATACAAATTGTCAACAAAATAGCATACTTTTTAAATAAAAAAATTAAATTGGTCTTTTAAATACTTCAATTTTAGTACCACCATGATACAATTCATCAGCTAACATAGCTAAACTATCAGGAGCATCATCGTGTGGGTTTTTACCTGTTTGTACAAAAGTAGTTACCTCGTTCATAAATGCTCTATATTCTTTACTACGATACTTATTTGCTAGGAAATACCACTTTTTAATATCAGGTGCAAACTGAATAATACGAGCTAATTTAGATTGATTGTTAGGTGCTTTTTTGGAAAAAATATTCATGTGTACACCAGCTTTTCTTAACTCTTTATCTACATTATCAGCGTATTCATGACCACCATTATTTGCTTCAAATCTCACTTTATGTGTTGAATGGAATTTTAACCTACCAATTACAACAGGGTATGTAATTGTCTTATCACCATTGTTAAATACAACATCGTGAATATATACATCATTACCATAAATATACGCAACAGGCATAGAAAGACTATCTCCACCACCCCAAGCAACGTCGCATACAGCAATTTTAGTAGGTTCTCCATCCGGTAATATACCATTGTATGTAAGTAACTCATCTTCTGGAAATAATAAACCCTCTCTTACATAAGGTTTACCCATATATTTAGCGTTCCAAGTAGCATCATCAATACTTTCTTTCATATCAATATAATAATCAGTATTAAAACCTAGATTATAGTGATAATTAAAGTTAGATTCCCAATTTTCATTTAAAGCTGGTATAACTCTAAATCTATATCTATCATTACCTTCATATTGTTGTTGCACTCTACCCATTGGATCAAATACGTTCCAACGAGTACCTACCATTAATTCTAACGCACCTAATTTCTTTCTGTCTTTTAATTGGTTTAGGTAAGCATCATATTTAGCTTGTAAACGTAGTGGGTTTAAACTTTCTTCCAAATCTTCAATTAAGTCATCCATGTACAAAATACCACCTGAACCTATTTCTACAGCACCTGTTAATGTACCTGAAATAGAACGACAAGTCATAGTAGGAAATCTTTTAGTTTTGTTTAAATCTATTGTTTCGTTTTTAGCAGATGTATTAGCAATCTTCACATTAGGAAAAACATCACCCCATAGATATTGATCAGTATCTGTAATAATTGATAATAACTCACGATAAAACCCATCTGTTAGTTTATCAGAATGTCCTGACATTACACTTGCTACATCAGGTCTATTCCCCATTACCCATGTCATAAAGAAAATACATAGCGTACTTTTACCTACACGAGGTGGAAGTGATATACCTAGAAAATCAATCTTTCCCTCATACAAGTCTTGTAAGTCTTGTACTAGCACTTTCAACACTTTTCTTCTAGGTGGATAAAACTTCTTTTCAGGTTCTCTATTCCATTCTACATACAATAAATAACTATCTAAATCATAAGGAGCTGCTAATAATAACATTCTCTTACATATAGCGTATAACTTTCTAGCGTTAGTACCACTCCAAATTAAATCTAGTGCCTTATCAGCTTTCTCCCATAATATCTTCGCATACTCCACAGCTAACCCTATATCTGTTTTTGCTGTTTCGATACAAACATTTCTCATATCTTCATAAACAATTATCTCATTAGGATATTTTTCTATTCTTTCTAAACATTCATCTAATAATATTCTCATACTTCCTCCAAATAAAAAATGCGACAATTCATAGTAGGACTTTACACCTACTGCGAATTATCGCACCCATTACATTTCGTTTACTCTATTATACCAAGTCTTTCTGCTTATTCCAAGCAACTTGCAACATTCTACAACACTTAATTCTCCCTTTTTGTTTTTTTGGAAAAATTTTTCAAAATCAGGTATCTCTCTTTTCTCATACCCACTTACTCTCTTACCTTTTGCTTTTGCTATTGCTTTACCTTCACTTGTTCTTTCCACAATGTTATCTCTTTCAAATTCAGCAAATGCAAATAAGATATTTAACATTAACTTTCCATTAGGTGAATTATCAGCTCTACCCATGTTGAGTATATCTACTATAACACCTCTATCTAGCAACTCTTTAATCAAGTCAGCACCTTTACTAGCTGACCTAGAAAATCTGTCTAGTTTAGTTACCATAAGTGTATCACCTTCTTGTAACTTACCTATTAACTCATTAAACTTTGGTCTATCATTGGTTGTACCTGTAAATGCTTCTGCGTATATTACATTACACCCTCTATCTCTTAATGCTTTTTCTTGACCCTCTAAACTGTTTCCATCTCTCGCTTGACCAAAACTACTTACTCTAGCGTACCCATAAATCATTATGCTCTCTCACTCCTATTATTTAGTTTTTTTCTGTATCGTCAACTTTCCATATTGTCTTATCATCTAACTTACTTTTAATCACCAATTCACAATCCATAGCTTCTAGGAATTTTAATAGAACAGATATACTCATATCACCTTCTCTATTAACTAATCTCGATGTGCAAGATGCGTTCGCATATCCTAGTTTTTTAGATAGACTTTCGTGTGTATGACCTCTCTTTTTCATTAACTCTTTAACGATTAATTTTGCTTTCATTTTGTTTTCTCTCCTTTAGTATTTCATTTAATAATTCTAGTTTACATTTTGTATCAACCATTTGTGGGCAATTATCACACTCGATTTGTTTTCCACAATCATCTTCGGTTTGTTCAAGTTCTATCAACAATTCTTCATTAGATAAATCTCGTAATATGTCTATGTAGTTTAGTTCTTTCATATATCCTCCTTATGTTGTGCCTTAATTATAGCATATATACAAAAGTGTGTCAATACATTTGTGTATATTTATTGCCTTTTTATATTTTTTCGTAATTTAAGCAGCTCATTCCTAGCTGGTTGCTTTTTGACTTCCCCCATAGGGGGCAAAATATCAACATTTAAAACTTGATCAAATTAAAGAGTGTGTAATCTTTCAAGATAAATTATACATCTTATTTTATATACAAAAATGTATAAAAATATTATTATATCACTTGATAATATATACAAAAAGGTATATAATTATTATGGATATACAAAAATGTATATTTAATAAAAAATAACAAAATAAAAGGAGATTCAAAGAAATGACATTTAAGGAAATTAAACAACAAGCAGAAGAAAAACAAGTCAAAAGATATTATAAAAGCAACGTATT